TTAAAGTCGCGCTCGATAAGCGTTGTTATGTGCGAATGCGTTTCAGGACATTTGATTTCCACAAGACCCTGTTCTCCAACGAGGCCATCGGGGCTGCAACCCGCCAGCGGGATGTTAGGATGATCAACAAACCCGACCTCGATTACATCGGTATCCATGAGCATGCTGTAGGCACTACGTGCCATCGGCTCAGTATCCGTTCCCCATTGCATAGCTGCATTATTATAACCGCGCGGCGGTACATAGGCTGGGTCTGCCCGTAGCGCATAACGGTCCCGGACTACTTGTCCCATGTACGCCGCGCGGGTCTGCGAATAGTTGCCGTCTCTTGTTTTCCGCATCAGATCGCAGATTCCTGATGCGGTTACTTTGCCAGCGCGGTATGTCAACCACTCTGGTGTTCTCTGTATTAGCTCTAGCGGGTTCATCGTGAGCATTCCTTTAGTCCATACGCGCAACTGCAAATGACCGATCCGGCTGAATAATTGCTACCCATGAATGCGGGTAGAGCAAGATCAGTTCATCGCGCAGTCGGGTTCTGGCGACCGGATACAAGTCAGGGTCTCCGCTATCAGAGTGAAGGCTGTTGTCATCTTTCAGTTTGAAGCCATTAAATGGAAACCATCCACCACCATGAGCATAGTTGTGGTGGAATTGTTCTCTGGCCGATGCCGGATTATTCGTGGTTAGCATTTCCGGCAGCAATCCAAGATGCTCTGCCGTCATCTCTGGATGTAACAATTCCCATATCATCATCACTTCTTACCCTTCTTGCGGATCATGCCCTTGGCTTCATCCAAACGGGCAACGGGCAAATCGATCATTGCTGGAATTTTGAAATGCTCACAGAAGCGGCGCTTGTCTACGCCGAATTCGTCAGCCAGCACGATTAGCTCTTCGAGTTGGCTTTGATCAATCGTCGTTACGCCATCCGTATCGCGATCATCCTTAAACTCACTGATCAAGTTGAGAAGCTGTGCCGTATTGTATCGCTTGGCGTAGCTAGTCGATGACCCATAAGCCTGTACGTTGTTCTTGCTACCGCTCGTCTCTAGCGGCAACGGAATGATGCTTTCACGCTGATGGCCGCGCTCGTGAATGAGCGTCGTCTTAACGACGACCCGACCGTCACTCGATTCGATATTACTGTGCGTCAAACCGAAATGATGTTTCAGCAGGATGGGCTTTATCGTTCTCCAGATTTCATTATATGTCGCATAGGCCGTCGATTGCTGAACCGGGCCTGTTCGCTGTCCCGCAACCTTTTCCCTTATTTCAATACGCCCGGTAGCATTGATCGTCGGCAACTCCTCCATCATCGCTATGAAGTCTTTTGTAAACGCGATGCGGGCTTCCTCCGCCATTATCTCTTTCTGCATATCCAGCAGCGCGCGCATCTTTTCTGGCTGCACGCTTTCATCGGCGGCGGCGTCCGCGATAATGCCTAGTATGTTATTCGGTGGGCGAGCTACGGGCGTTGCTTTGCGCGTAGCGACGGCGCGTTGCCGCGTTGCCATTTAATTTCTCCATTGAAACATAAAGTGCGGTGCTAGGACATAGTAGCCTAATCGGCGTTGCTGTCTACGTAAAAATTTACTGGTGTAATTCGTAGTAAATTAAAAATGTTATCCAGTCAAAATCTCGCTTTGACGGCTGGGGTTGCGGGAGTAATCATAGATGCGTTTTCAAAACAATGGAGCACTAAGATGCGGATAGCACGCGCACAGAGAGCGACTTCGTTTTTCTGGAGTGATTGGGTAAGTGATCATTGTCTAAGGGCTTGTTCTTTAGCGGCGCGCGGATTGTGGATGGAAATATTATGCATCGCCGGTTCTAATGATGGCGAGGATTATGGTTTCGGGTTAGTCGGCGGTCAGCCGATTACAGCGGCGCTCTTTTGCAATGGGATAAACACTGTTGATGACGTAACAAACCTACTAAAGGAACTCGAAGATAAGGGAGTTTTTAGTCGGGATAAGCGTGGAATTATCTATTGTCGCCGGATGCTACGGGCACAGAAAAGCCGCAATAACGGGCGACTTGGCACCCAAAGTAACCCATTGTTTTCTTTCACAAAAAACATAACAGGGGGGGCTACTCTACAGGCACAGGATATAGAAGATATAGATATAGGTCTGAATAAGGGAAAAGAAGAAGGTAGTAGTAAGGGAAAAGAACGGTTCGCTCCGCGTTGCCGAATGCCGGATGGTTGGAAGCCAGATGCGTTCGGAATAGCCTACGCGAAGCAGCGCGGATATTCCGATAATACGATCGCTAAACTAATACGAAAATGTCGTGATTATCATATCTCGAAAGGCACACAGATAGCAGGCGAGCGTGGGCTAGCAGCAACATGGCGTATGTGGATCGATAAAGAGGCGCAGTTTGAGCATGAGCGCAATGAGCGAAACGGGCAGCCTAGCTTTGCTGACATAGCCAAGGGGAGGCTAGACTCATGAATGAGATCATCAAGCATTCAACATCCCTGCCCGATGTTACCGCGCTGAAGGTGGCCGATAATTTTAGCATCACTGAAGAAGGCGGTCGCGTTCTGATCAACCGTTTTCCTACACCGACAGAGTATCAGCTTCTAAAGCAGCGGGAGAGTGATCTAAGGCGAGCACTAAGACCAATAACCTACGCTAGCGAAGATCAAAGGCGTGCCGCGCAAGCACTTGCTGTCATGTTCGCTGGTTACCCTACGATGCGGAACGTCAATGCGAAGGATACTATCGCTGCCTATGCTCTGCACTTGAAGGACCTGCCGCTATTCGCGATCCTAGAAACCTGTGAAGCGGTCACTAAAAACAAGGTCAAGCACTTCGCCACCGACCTACCGCCACCTGCCAATATTCTCTATGCCGATGCCGAGGCGAGGGCGAACAAACTCAATGCTGAGCTAGTTCGCTATTCGCGCATCTTGAATGCGAAGCAACTTGAGCAGCCGGTTGTCAGTGAATCGGAGCGTGAGCGTATCAATCGCGCCATAGAAGAATGGCGGGCAACTTCTGCGAAGGTATTCGATCCCTATGCTGAAGAACGCGAGCAGCGGATCGAGCGCACGAAGCAATACATGGTCGATAGAAACACCCAACAGATTGTAGACGACTATGCGCAGCGCGGCGAAGAACCTCTGAAGGCGGGCGATCTAGTAGTTTCTGCGGAGCTACGGGATATGCTGAAAACCCGGCCAACACGTTTGCCATGAATATCCGTTGTATGTTACACAAGGGACAAGTGCGATCCATGCGGTGGGTCGTTCTTGGCGGTGATCCGGCAACGGGTCGCTGAGCGTAAGGAGCGGGATCACAGGTTGATCTCCATTGACTGCTGGTCCCGCTCCTCCACCAAGGATTTTTTCCTTTGCCACCAAAAGCAAAAGCGGCAGTAGCAGCCAAGACACCTTGGCCTGCTCAAGTTGTGGAGACTTGGGCCCTAGACCGCATCAAGCCCTATGAGCGAAACGCTCGTGAACATCCGGCAGCGCAGATAGAACTGCTCGCGCGCCTCATGAGCAAGCATGGGGTCGATCAGCCCATCGTAGTCGATGAAGGTGGCGTGATCCTTAAGGGGCACGGTAGGCTGTTAGCCGCCATCAAAGCTGGCTTCACGGAATTCCCGGTCGTCATTCATCACGGTCTGGATGACACGACCAAGCGCGCCATCCGCATCGCGGATAACAAGGTTGCCTTGCTATCGGAATGGGATGAAACGATCTTGCGACTTGAGATTGACGAACTGAAGATGAATGGGTTCGATATCGAGTTTCTAGGCTTCGATGGCAAAGAGCTTCGCATACTGAATCCGGGTGGCTTTCTCTCTGACGTTATTGGGGATACGACGACTGCTGAATCGAGCGCGGTCGTACCGGGTGCGCGTGGCGTTTCACTAAAATTCGATATGATGCCAAACGACCGCGATATGGTTATCGCGTGGCTGGCGCATGAGCGAGATGTGCGCAAACTCAGGACTACAGCCGAGGCGCTGATAGCGGTTGCGAAGGACGGAGTTAAACAATGAAAGCCGCTACTATCTTGGACCTCAAGCATGGACTGATGGCGGATTTCAGCAACGAAAAATATCCGTGTCAGGTCTATGGCGTCATCGGCGGCAACGGCAACGGTAAAGGCAACGGTGTTGATGGGTTGATCTTGCCGCACGGCGGGACTGCATACGGCTTCGTCCAGAGTGGCAACATCCATGTTCTTGGTTCTGGACATGGCGGCTCGTTCATGACGCCGGTAACATCGAACGAATACTTCTCGGCTCCCGGCAAAAACGGCATCAAGGTCTTGGCGTCCAAAGATGCGCGCGCATTCTTTGCCTATCGGCTGGACTTCATGGGGCTGCGGCATCTGGGTGGACCGGTCGAGCAGATCGGGCGGCTTAAATACATCGATGGCTGTAGCGATACGCTGCTGATACCGCCGCCGCTACTCGGTGATCCGTGCTTTAACCTGCTGCACTTCCCGGCTGGTATCACGCAGACCAAGCACACCCATCCTACCGTTCGATGCGGGCTGATCCACGGAGGGAAGGGGCGGTGCATCACGGAGGATGGCGAAGAAGATTTGCTTCCGGGTCGGATGTTCATCCTTGCGCCGGATGCAATCCATGCCTTCGTGACTGAAGGCTCATCGATGGACTTGACGGTGTTTCATCCGGATACTGATTTCGGTCCCACGCATGAGAATCATCCGATGCTTAACCGTACCATCGTCGATGGCATCAGCGCGAAGTCGATGGATGAAATCAGGACCAAGGAAATTCGGCAGTGAAGCAGTGGGAAGGCACACTCAAGAGCGCAGTTGCAAAGATGGTCAGAGACGGGATCGTAGAACATACTGTGGTCGATGGGGAGCCGGGCATCAGGCTCACAGAAGTGGATGTAAAGCAGAGCGATGCGAACGAAGGGTTTTCCGGTGACGAACTCGTTGAAACCGAGAAGGCCAAATACTCGGGTGTTCGGCATCACGCTAAAAAACAAAACGTAGATCGCTCCGTCATCGACCTTGCACGCGAGCGAGTCGAAGAGGCATTCAAGCTGTTCGATACCGTCGCGGTATCGTTCTCTGGCGGGAAGGACTCGACGGTCTGTCTCCACCTTGCCCTCGACGCGGCTCGTGCGCGAGGTCAGCGGCTCATCGCCTTTCACTACGATGAAGAAGCAATCTCTTTCGAGACCGAGCAGTATGTTCGGCGCGTCTATCAAGACAATCCCGACCTCGATCTATGGTGGCTCTGCCTGCCGATCCAGCATCGCAATGCCTGTACGCGGAAGGACCCATACTGGTATCCGTGGGCACCGGAGGATGAAGCGAAGTGGGTGCGTCCTATGCCGCCGGAAGGGATCACCTTCGACAAGATCGAAGGCTTCCCAGCCGAACGAAAAAAACGACCGTCGATGCCGGACTCAGTGCCGCTGCTATTTCCATCGCACAAGTATGGCCGGGTCGGCATGATCATGGGTATTCGCGCAGATGAAAGCCTGACGCGGACGCGCGCTATCCTGAAGAAGCACGCCGATACGCGAGCCTATATCAGACCATGGGCCGACAAGCCGGGAGAAAAACTCTGGAAGGTCTATCCAATCTATGACTGGCGGACGCAGGATGTATGGACCGCACCGAATCAATTCGGGTGGGACTACAATCGCTCCTATGACCTGATGGAAATGGCTGGAATGTCGCATAAGGATCAGCGTTGCGCACCGCCTTACGGCGAAGAACCACTTCAGGGATTATGGACATACGCATGTTGCTTCCCTGACATTTGGGACAAGATGAGCAACCGTGTCCCCGGTGCTGCTACCGCCGCCCGCTACTCGCAAACCCAACTCTATTCATTCGGCAAGCAGCCGCCGAAGCCAGCCGACATGACGTGGCCGGAATACATCCGGTACTGGATCGACAAGCATCCGCAGCCATACAAGGGAGAGATTGCAAACCGGGTCAGAACGTGGATTGAGAACCATTACAGCAAGACCACGGATTTGATCGCGCCAAAGGCTCCGCATCCAATCACTGGCATTTCATGGATGTTTCTATTAAATATCGCCATACGCGGTGACTATAAGGATCGCCGCCAGCCTAACATGGGTGCGCCTGCCGAAAAGTATGAGGCGGATATCAAGGCGGTCCCGGTTAAGGAATTGATATGGTGAATCACGATGCTACCGGGTCAACTCGATATGCTTCCGGTCATGACGATCGACAAAATCCTGTGCCTGCAACGGGAGCTTCGTCGTCGTAAGATCGTGTATCCGGCAAAAATCAGGACCGGCCGGATTAGCCGATACCGTGCCGATCTGGAGCTTCGCATCATCAGTGCCATACTGGAGGATTATCGCCATGAGGCCGCAGCCGGTCAGCAAGGTAGAGTGGGTCGCGCCGTCGCGCCTAAGAGCGAATCACTACAACCCGAATCACGTCGCGCCGCCAGAGCTAGGGCTGCTTAAGATTTCCATCATCGAAGATGGCTGGACGCAGCCAATCGTGGCTCGCCCAGACGGAGAGATTGTCGATGGCTTCCATCGATACATGCTCGCGACCAACGACAAAGAGATACAGGCAATGACGGACGGGCTCGTGCCGGTGGTCTGGCTCGCACCGAATGACGCTGCGCATCAGATGATGTCCACGATCCGGCATAATCGAGCGCGCGGCACGCACGGCATCCTGAAGATGGCAGAGATTGTTCGGCAGTTGGCTGGTGAAATGCAAATCTCTGAATCTGAGATTATGAGCCGCCTCGGTATGGAAGATGAGGAAGTCGAGCGGCTGGTTGATCAAGGCGGGATGACCAAGCGCGGCAGCGCCGCCGCCTTTGGAAACGGGTGGGTACCGGAGGGCTAAGCCACTATGACACCTAATGTCATAGGCATGACTACGGCTGTACTCCGAAACCGTGATGACTACCGCCGTACTCAGAAACGGAAACGCCTACGGTGCTACTCCGAAATGCCTACGCTTTTACTCCGAAACGGAAATGCCTACGGTCGTACTCCGAAACGGAAACGGCTACGCCTGTACTCCGAAACGCCTACGCCTTTACTCCGAAACCGTGATGGTCCCGGAGGGCTAAAACCGGGCGGCTGCAGCGCCCCGCAGGCGGCCTATCCGGGGCTGGCTGGGGCGGCGGGCTAGGGCAGGACCCCCCGCCCGGAAACCGCCCCAGCCGGGCTTTATGCCCGACTACCGCCATAGGGGCCTCCGGGAACCCGCGCAGGCGGGCTTTTCCGGGGCTGGCTAGGGGTCCGGGCTAGGGTAGGAGCCCCCACCCCCGGAAACCGTACCAGCGGGCGTTTCTGGGGCCTCCAGCTAGGGCCTTATGGGACGGGGGTCTAGAGGGCGCCGGAAACCGGGCAAACGAAAGCCCGCCCGGCTGGCGCCGGGCGGGCTGGGTTAACACGGTTTTATTCGGTGCTGTACAGGCTCTCTTCGCCGCGACCTTCAATGCTGATCTTAAGCTTGTGCTGCTTCTCAGCGACGCTGGTCACAAAACGGTTCACTCGCTTGAGCGGATTAGGGCAGCCACCCCACTTGGCGGCATCGATCATCTGCTTCGCGGTCGTGCCTTTCTTCAGCATGCCGATGAGCATCGCGGTTACCTCAGCAGTAAACGCACCCGACTTCTTGCCTTTGCCCTCGGGCTTCGCGGCTGGCTTGCTCTTCGCTTTGGCGGCGGGCTCCGGCTTCGCGGTGCTCTTCGCTTTGGCGGCTGGCTTCGCAGCGGCGGCGGCTTTCTTTTCGACGGTCGGCTTCGCGGTCTTTACGGCTTCGCCGTTCGTCTTGGTCGTGGTCGTGGTCGTCATGTCAGTCTCTCCATTGATGATGACGCGGCTGAAAAGCAGATTGTTTTTCACCGGGTCGGTTTTGAATTTCCGGATCATGTTTTCCGGCAGCGGTTGTAGTCCGTTAAAGTCACGCAACAGGTTGATACGGACAAACTCAGCCTGATGTTTTTCCTTGAGGCCGCTCAGCGCCCTCTTGTTTTTTGACGCCTTCTCGGCTTCACGCTGCGCGAGCATGGCGTTGCCTTCTTCGGTACTCATCCCCTTCGGTATACGGAAGTCGCGCCGTGGCTCTGGCTTGACTAACGCGACCGATCCGGTTTGTAGTGATGGCTTCTGCGGGGTGCAGGCGCGACACAGGAATTTCGGCATCCCGTGCTCACAGTCAGTCGTCGTCTTTACCTTCGGTTTTTTCATAGTCGTTCTCCATTGACACTCCGGGTATCGGGCTTGGCAGTCTAAAACGCAAATCGTAGCTGCCGATCAATAGCTGGCGATGATGGTTACCGGCTTGCCTAGCTTGGCCTCGACCTTCTCTGCCAGTTCGACAAAGTCGACGTAGCTCAAGCAATAGTCAGGCAGCTTGCGCTGCTTGATCAGTTCTTCTGCCGCCCGTAGTTGCTCACCGACCATCTTGGCAGCGATCTCTTCGCCCTCATTGTCGGTGCGCTTAGTCTCTGCGAACACCGTAGCCAGTGCGTCTGCGAGAGTGGCGAAGCCGGGGTCTGGCTCCTCATAGACAACGTGGTTGCGGTACGTCGCCAGCATGACGGCGGCGGGCAGGCGCTCACGTAGCACCTTGGCGGGTATCTGCGCTTCGGCACTCTCGGCCTCGAACGCTTCCCTCACCAGAAACTTCGTGACGTAGGGGCCGCCGTGATAGGCTTCGCGCAGATAGCCCTTGTGGCCGTGCGTGGCACTGAAGCCGGTAATCTGCGCTGCCTTCTCGGCCTTGGTTTGCTTGGGCCATTCCATGTAGATGTCGATTCCCATTGTCGTTCTCCATTGGTTAAGTTTGGGTGGTCAGAGTGGTCGTTGGCGTGTGCCGGGAAGCGAGCCGTTTACATAGCTCACGTCCCGCTCGGTCCATCCTATAGGGAAGCGGAAGGCCGGGTCGGTGCAGGCATAGAGATGATATTTGTTGGTCTGGTCCACGAGGCGACTTTCAGCAGGGTATAATTCAATCGCCTCGCATTCCGGCCCAACAAGCTCGTTCTTGATCTGCTGGAAGTGCCGCCAGTCCCGCAAGATCGGTCCGCCATCGCGGCGGCGGATATTCAGATGCACAAAGCGTATCTCAGGAAGCGGCCGGACCTGCACCTGATAGAGATCGTTAAGCCAATAGGTGCAGTTCTTTTCGTAGTCCATAGCGAGGGCAATGACCTCCTCTTTCGTCATGCCGGGTTTAGAGTTGACCCATTCAGCGATGAGCTTTTCAGTCGGCATCGCTGGGATCATAGCCGGGCGCATCGGTTGCCATTTGTAGCGCGGCTTCACTGACATGACTGTAGCTCCCTGATTTCTTGCGCCAGTCTGGCAACCTGTTCGCGCGCCTGCTGGTATTCGAGCGACAGCCGGGTTTCAGTCTTGAGCGCCCAAGCATAGGCGTGCTTGAGTCGCTCTAGCTTTACGGTCGGGTGTTCTTCCATCGCTAATCCTCCGGCTTACTTACAATGCGTCACAGCGTCGTGCTTGTGGCAGGACTTGTTCGGGTGTGCGCTGACCGCGCCGGTTAAGACAGCGAACACAAACAAGAGAGCGAGCGTGGTGACGATGTACATCACGATGGTTTCGCCAATTTTCATTTTCATATCCTCCCTCACGATGATGAAATGACGACGCCTGCGCGGCGATCCTCGCCGCCAGTCTCATAGCCGTCGCGATACGCGGGCTCGTTGATTAGCGCCGGATGCGGTGGGCGTTTGGAATAGCCGTTGTTGTAGCCGATGCGCCATTCGGTCGATTCATCGAAACGCCGATGCATGTGCTTCGCACACATTGTAGTTCTCCATTGATGGGGTTGCGGTTTGGTAAAAGCGGAGAGGATTGGGCATCCTCTCCGCGCGTGGCATCAGCCCTTGTGGGAATGCCATGTCTTGCCATCATCATGGCTATGTGCGCCATGACCGACGACTTGCCGGTTAACACCACGCCCGGCTAGCTGCTCGGCCTGCGTGATCTTAGCCTTAGCAAGCGCGCTGCCTGTTACCAGCAGGCGGCGATAGGCGCAGGCATCGGTTACACGGCGGCGGTCATTGTCGGCCCACCCTGTGAACGCGACCGCGCCCTGCGGGCCGACCTTTACGCGGACCTGCCCAGACTGAATGAGCTTGTCTAGGGCAGAGACGGCCAGCTTAATATCCTCCTTGCGGTCGGAGATTGTCTGGTTCGGGAGCAACTGGGTATCGCACGGCATCGTTGTTCTCCATTAGAGGTCGAGCGCGCGGGACTTGACGCGGCTCTTTTTGGTGGGCGCGGTGTCTTCAGGGATCAGGTCTAGTGCGCGACCGCTCTCAGCCGGGCGGCTGACCTGCTCGAATGTATCGAGATCGAGGAACGACGTTCGCGCCTCGGCCATTTGCTTGATCGCCTCACGGTCGATCTCCTGCGCGACTTGCTCGCCAGACTTGACGATCTTGCGGGCTACACTACGTGCGGCTTCGATGGCCTTCTTGATGCGGGCCTCGGCCAGCGGCGTCAGCATCTTCCCGATACTGCGGGCTTCCATCGCCGCCTTACGGACACGCTTAACATCGAGGGTCCGTAAACCTTCCTGCATTTCATTCAGCAGGTCACGGACCTCGGAGTTGATGGCACGAACGGCCTCCACGTCATCGGGGGCAACGCGCCCACAGAAAACATAGACCTCAAGCCGTGTGTACTTCGCGCGCCTATTGAATTCATCGGCAATCTGTCGAGCCTCGACTACCGCCTCCTTCAATTGCTTTTCGTTAGTCTCCGGACACAGCAGGCCGAAGGCTGTCGGTGCCGCGACCTGCCGTATCTTCTGCCGGGCTTGACCACGCGCCTTGATCGCCCGGTTATGCTCGGTAGGATCGACAATCTCCCGCGTCGTATTCCACTGGGCGCGGCGCGTCCCAGCATCGGTCGTGTGGTCAGGCTCGATGATCTGCTTCGAGTAACTGACATTGCCGACGACCGAGGTCTTGAGTGAAATCAGGAGGCCGGGTCGCAGAGTTGAAACAGGCATGTCCATCATTGTAGTTCTCCATTGGGTTTAAGAGGGTGGTAGGTTTTAGATATCGAGCGTCCGCTTCATTGGGCTGGCCTGTGCGGCTATGCCGGTAGAGGCAGCGCGCGCATTGACCTTGCCCCACTCACGGAGCTTTTCGATTTTTTGCTGGTTGCTCTTAGACATTGGCACGACAGTCGCCGCCGCCTTGAGCAGATCATCGGTGATGATTTCACGCTCGCCGTCACCGAAGGCGCGATAGAGCGCATCCGGTACCAACGCCGCAATCTCGGCACCGCTGAAGCCATCAGATGCTTCGGCTAATTTGTCGTGGTCGATAGAGACGCGACCCCGGTTGTGCGTCCGGAGCGCCGCGTCAAGGATCGCCTTCCGCTCAGGAAGGTTCGGCATATCGATAAAGAACACTTCATCGAAGCGGCCCTTCCGGAGCAGCTCAGGCGGTAGAGCGGAAACATCGTTGGACGTGGCGATGACGAACGCCTCGCCCTGCCTCTCCTGCATCCACGAAAGGAAGGAGCCGAGAGCATCGGCAGAGACACCGCCATCGGCGGAGCCGCTGGTCGCACCCTGTAGGTCCTTCTCAATTTCATCGATCCAGACGACGCACTTGCCGATGGATTCGATGACCTTCTGAGCGCGGCGGATATTCTGTTCGCTGTCGCCTACGAACTTCGACTTCATCGCGCCGAAATTCCAGCGGAGCAGCGGACACTGCCATGCGGTAGCGGTCGCCTTTGCCGTCAGCGTCTTGCCGGTACCGGCTGGGCCTACGAACAGCAGGCCACGCGGTGCTGGTAGTCCATAGGCGCGAGCCTTGGGCGTAAAGGCAACGGCGCGGGTGCCGAGCCAGTCCTTCACCACGTCCAATCCGCCAACGCCATCGAGGCCGCCTGCGAGTTGGTCGACCCACTCCAGAATTCCGGAGGCTGCGATGATCCGCTTCTTCTCATTCGCGACCATAGCCGGATCGATACGGCGCAGTTGAACGAGCGAGCGGGCGAAGCAGGCTTGGGCTTCCTCACCCGAAAGACCAATCGCTGCATCGATGGCCGTCGCGCGCTGGCCATTCGGGGCTGCGGTCTTTTGCAGTTCGTCAGGAAGCGACTCGACAGCCGCATCCAGAATGTCGGCAATCTCCGCGCGATCGGGCAACGGCCAGTCGATCATGACGGCGTGATTGCTTAGTTCTGGTGGAATGTCGGACGATGGCGTCAGGATGATGATAACCTGCGCCCGGTCACGCGGCATCGATGGCAATGACCGTGCGAGGTTGCGAAGCTGCCGCAGGATCGGGGCACCGGCCGGTCCGGTAAACCAAACCGGCAGGTCACGCATGATCCACATGGTGCGCCCGTTGCTCTGTGCGCTGATATAGGACAGCGTCTCACCCGGGTCCTGTCCACCTACGCCACGTAGCAGTTCGCCCTGCATATCCACCACGCCCTGCGCGATGTCCCATGTCAGTGCGGAATAGCCAGCGGAGTTGCCAGCCTCGATCAGGTATCGTTCGACGCGGGCTTCCTCCTTGCTTGTGATCCAGATAATCGGATTGCGAGCGCGGGCTAGTGCAGCTACGTCAGCGGCAGCAAGCTGGCTCTTCGTCATTTCAAGCTGTTCAGTCATTGGTGTTCTCCATTGAATGCGGTTTTGCGGTGGTTTCAGATTTTGGACGCGGCTTCGTAAATCGCGTCTATGTCCTTCCAGCATGTCGCCAGACTGTGAGCGAGCGTCTTGTCTTTGTAGAAAGACATGGCCTCAGCGGTAAACATCCGCTGATGTTCATCGCTTTCCATGTATTGCTGGCCGAGGCTGGTTACGGCGCTCTCGACTATAGAGCGTGGCGTGTGACTGTAGCGCTTCGGTTCATCGAACCGCTTGAGGACTCTAGCTACGTCATGCGCCGAAGGGCGCGGCATTCCCAGATTCGAGATAGCGAGGATCGCGGAGCAAACGATGCGCTTGCGTTCCGGCATCTTGGTGGTCTTGGTCATTGTCGTTCTCCATTGAGTTGAATGCGGTTTAGTCGTTACTCACAAAAAGGGTCAGCACGCCTTGCGCCTGCACATAGCGGTAGCCGATCAGTTCACCATCGGCGCAGAGGCGAGGGTTGCGGTTGCGGATGAAAGGCAAACCGTTGCCCATGTTATCGGCTACGGGCAATGTGTCGGGCCAATCGCCGGGTCGCAGGCCGAGGCAAGAAGCCTCTGCTGCATATTGCATGTTGCCGGTGGGCGTTATGCTTGCGTAGGTCAGCGGTCGCACGGTCATCGGTATTCCTCCGTAAGCATGTTGATCCGGTTAAGCTCGTCTTCGAGCGGCTGCCAGTCCTCCCTACGGCATTTGTCCCAGCCCAGATGCGAGAGTTTGGTCAACTCCGCGATGATCAGCATCTTGCGCGTGCGCAGTTGCTTCGTGGTCATGATGCGGTTCTCCATTGAATGCGGTTTGAGTTAGTTGAAGTAAACGACGGTGACCCGCTCGCCCTCGCGAACGTAGGCGTAGAAGTCGCCACCGAACGCCTCGCTGCTGTAGGAGACGGCGTCGCCATTGTTGGCGGCGTCCGGGCGAACCGGACCGACGAAGCTAGTGACTTTCTTGACGCGCCGCTTGAAAGCTGGCGTGGTCGGGTCTGCGCAGTAGTTGCCGCGACAGCCGCACTGGCATCCGTCTTTGCCGTTGTAGGTATTGACGACAGAGTAGGTTTTTCCGTTGTAGAACATTTGAGTCTCCATTGATTTGCGGTTGCGAGATCGTTAGTCGTTGATTGGAAAAGTCATCAAGCGGCGGCGCCGGTATTCCTGCTCGGCCCACTTGGCGACGTGGCGCATTTCCTCGTCGTATTGTTTTTGGGAAATATGACCCGCCATAAGCTGGCTATCCCATCGGTCGGTCAGCCGCTCGACGCGGCGCTCGATCTGCTCTTCGGTAAGACGGTTGGTCATTTCAGTTCTCCATTGATTTCCGGTTGCGATTAGTAGTTGACTTCGTAAAGGCGAACGCCGTGATCCATGTAGCTGCGCAGGATGCGCTTGCGCGTTAACGTGGTCAGAGTCTCTTGCAGATCCACGCTTTCGAGATTGAGCATCGCGCAGGCAATCCGCTCAATCTTCTCGACCGGCATCGAGTAGCTCCACATGGCCTTAAAGACGGTCGCGATGATCCTGCGGTTCTGCCAGTCGGCGTGGTTGGCGTCGATGCAGGAGGCGTCGAACAGTTCGTAGGTCGTGGCTTCGTCGGCGCTGCGCTTGCTATAGTTGGTCATTGCTTCTCTCCATTTGAATGCGGTTGGTTGGTCAGTTGCGTTTAATTTCCAGCGGCTTCTAACTTGGCGGCTTCGGCTTCCCATTTTGCAATTTGCCGCTTTGAGCCACCGGCCATCTTCAGACCGGATATTAACGCCCTCATCTGTTCTGATTTCTTCGAGCCCTGTTTTGCGCCGAAGATAGCGGCGACGACTTTTGCTTCTCTTGCCAGTTTGTTCATGTGTTCTCTCCATTGAGTTGAGGTCGGGCTTAGTCGATGACGCGAAGGTTCTTCATCCAGTTGCGATTGAACTCGATCCAGTTCAAAGCTTCAGTCCGGTTGCGGAGCGTTATCTCGACTCGCTTAGTCCAGTCGCGCGTTGCTGGGTCGTAGGCGAATCCTTCTGCCTTGACTTCGTTGACCATCGCCGCGACGATGCGTTCTTGAATTGTTAGTTTCATTTTGCAGTCTCCTGTTTTACTTTGAAGTGCGTTCATTGGCGTCTTCGATTTTAGAAATCAAAGCCTCAAGACTTTCTTTGTGGAGGAAAGGTAAGCCTTGACGCAGCGCTTCCTCAATCGCCAACAATTCCCATGCGTTAAATCTAAGAGTGACTTTAGGCGTGCGCTTGATTTTCATTTGTCGTTCTCCGTTGTTGGGTAACAGCACCCGGCAGTGCGTCGGTCGCACATTGTATGCGCGACCGGTGCACTAACTGGTGACCCATGAGACGGGCGAGCGAATGTGGTCGAGTCATCTCGCTACTGCGGATGCGTTCGAAATTTCATTCGTCTGGTTTTGATTTTTTGCGAGGGGCGTTTTGAAATACGCACTGGTGGACCGCGCACGGAAACCCGACTCTCTGCCGGGCTAAACCTTCGTCGGAAACTAGAGGCGCTCCATTCCGCTGGTGTGCGTTCGCGGGCGCTCCTACCGATCCGCCCTCTTGTCTCGGTCAACTATCTCGCTACTGCGGATACTTTTGACCTACGTTTTTCGGGGCCGTGATCTTTTCGAAGGGGCCTATTTTCGGGTGGCCTGCCGTTGGCCGCCGGTGGAAGGGCGGTACGGACATAATGCCCTATCCCAGTATATTGTACAATATCGGGGAAAGCGGCTGGCGACGGGCTCGCCAT